CAAAGCAATGGTTGGATCACCAGATACGCCAGAACCATTGGTAATTGACAGTCCATTGCCGCTAACCGCTATAGAACGCCCTGTAATGGCTGTAGAAGACGTTTTTACCTGTATTCCAGTACCAGAGTTCACCAAAGACAATAAAGCGCCTGTAGTGCTGATATTGAAGAGACCTTGCGATCCGCCATCAGTAATCACCAAACCATTGGTCACCCCAACATATCGACTGTTGGCTAACTGAGGAGTTTGGGTAACCGTTAGGTACGAATAGGTTTGAACAGGTGAGCCAGCAAGCGCCGCAGTCGTGGTTTGGACTGTCACGCCATTTTGGACAATAGGAACAGCCTCAGTACCTGTAATGGCACCAGCGGCTGGGAGTTGGAGTATGGTGACTTGTGCAGACATTTATGTACTCGTATTATCTGGAGGATTTGGAGCAATCGTATCTTTATTTCCAGTGCTTGTGGGAGTCTGTGTGTTCTGCTCCGTGGAAATTTGAAATTGACTTGTTCCACCTGTCATCAAGAAGTTGTCACCTGCGGCAATGCTGACATCAGGGCGTGGAAATCTGAGGTTAATACGCTCAGTCTTTCTAGCGGGAAGTCGATAGGGATCAAGCACATCCCTGCATCCACGCTCAGCGCAGACGCGGAGACCCGGCGAGTTCCCATCCGCCACCAATGTGACAAAAGGCACCTTCATCTTGCACCTATCGCAAACCGCGATGGCAACCGATGTCAACCCACGAGTGTCAAGAAAAACTGGCATTATGCTGTGTACACGCTAATGTTTGGGGCTAGGTAGATTGGCGACTTGTCGCGCTCTTCCTGCTCCGCTTCAAACAGATATTTTTCAGCCATCTTTTCAAGATAGCCAACACGATCCATTGCAACCTGTGGCAACTCAAGGCTCATACGGTGAGCCAGCATAAACACCACCGCCTCGTACCACCGCTGAGGAATCTGCAATTCGTTAGTCAAAGCGCCCACATCCATGACTTGGGTGGAGTACCACACCGTCATCTGCACAAAGGCGTTGCTAGGGGTAGGCCAAAGATAAATCGTTGGGTTTGGAATAGTGCGATCAAACCAAAACTGAAAAGGCTGGTTTGCAGTAAAGTTCTTGTTAGGCAAGTTAGTGTAGTCGTCACGGTTTAGGCGAGACATCATCACCTCGGTGCTGTTGTTACCGATGTACCACTCACGAAGAGCAAGCGTAGTCCCAGAGGAGGCAAGAATGCGGTAGTAGGCGACGGACTGACCGGGGTCTATATCCGTCCACACCCATGTGTTGTCCTTAACCGCAACCGCCCCAAGGTTTTGCAAGGTGGAATACGTCACCCCGTCAGTCGAGTATTGGAGCGTAATATTCCACGTTCCAGACCCACCACCAGAGATGTAGGGCAAGAACCCAATAGAGCCTGCATAGATGGGGTTTGTTATGCCGTAATTGACCGTAAAACTCCCGTTTGCCGAAGCCTGTTGGGTGTAAGTGTCAACATCCCCATCGTAAAGATTTGCAACAGTTCCGCCAGCAGAGGAGGTATACGCCCCTACTGGACGATTTAAAGTGCGATATAGCACATTAAGCGTGTCTACAGCCCCGTCAGGCAGGGTGTATTGATACTTGTTAGGGGTAAGTCCAATCACCTCTTTGCTGATGCACCAATACTGGATGCCTCGATTGATAAGGTTAGAAAGCAAGAACCCAAGCGATTGACGAGCGGAGAGAACTTGCTCAGAAGTCAACTCTTCAGCCAGCTTCCCACAGCGTCGAGCGCCGTGGTCAATCAATGTCTGCACATTGACCGTTTGTCCGTAGGTTTCAGAGTACGCCATATCAACACTTCCAACGTGCAAGTGCCGCCGCTTTACGAGTGGGATTACCCTTCTCGTCTTTCATTGGCCCTTGCACCCCGCTCATACGAGCGCAAAATGAGTCCTTACGAGCGCCACCTTGAGGCTGTGGAGCCTTCAAGTTTGACCCTGTCTCTCTATTGTATTTGTCTCTGCCTTTTTGCGTAAGCCCTGCGCCTTCTTTTGTCGAAAGTTTTTCACCACGACCTACCGCAAGGCTAACCCCACCATCTTTTAATTTGGCGGTTTTTGCTGACTCTTTAAAGTCACTAGCCGTTGGCGCACCCTTGCTACCCACTCGACGCATCTTCTCCCCAGAGCCTTCAGAGATTCTTTCACGTTTTGCATTGATATTTTCATACAAGCCGCCTCCTTTAAGTTTCTTTCCCTCATCAGCTTTAGCAAAATCTTTGCCGACCTTTTGAGGAATACCAACCTTCTTGGCGAACGCAGGGTTATGTGCGACCGCTTCCATCAAATTGTGTTGGAAAGATGATTTGCTTGGCATGATTAACCCAAAGGATTAACGTAATGTTTTTGCATTTCAAGAATGACCGTGTACGCATCTCCAGCAGTACCATCTAAAGTTGTAAAAGTAATTACGCCGTCTTTACCTGTACTTGCGTTGTTCCACAAACCGCCAAAATTTGAATAATCTTGGGTGTAATTTGTATTGGGTGGAATAATTTCAATAACAACTGGTGTATTTGCTTTCCAATTCATTTGGACTTCTAAACCATGCGTCATTGCTGTGCATTTTAAAATGGTCACAGCATCACAAGCACCACCTGCATTTGATGGTAAAAGCGCCGAAGGAGTTACTTTTGCAACAGCAGACTCATTTTCAGTCGTACTCATTGATGCGTAAAACTTCATAATGGCGATTCTTTCGCCATCAAATAATGTTTGGGATGTAGCCGTAATAGTCATTCATTTCTCCAATTAAAAGCGGGGGCCGAAGCCCCCACTCGTTTTCAACAAGCGCGTCCGCCGCGTCTTTTTCCTACTGGGGACACTGTCACAGACCTTTCGGTTTCTGTAACAGCGCCCTGTCCACGCAATTTTTGAAGAAAATCTTCAGGTTTTTTACCCTTCATGTCTATTGACCTATCAGGCTTCCTGTCAAGAAAATCTTCAGGTTTTTTTCCTGTCATATCAATTATCTGGGCAGGCTTCCTATCAAGAAACGCATCACGCGCCTTGCCAGCAAGTTCTTTCACCATACTAAAAGGATTCATTGCATCCTCAAGTTCACGGTTGTACTTTCCAGTTTTATCGTAAGCACCTTTGGACAAGTCCTGAACAGTCTTGCGCTCACTATCAGTAATCGCACCTTGACCAGAAGTTGTACCACCACCATTCATCATTACTTTGCCGCCCTTTTTAAAGGTGCCAGAAAAACGATCAATGCTTACAGGTGCGCTTGGTTTCTTGTTACCTTGGGGCATTGCGACGGGTTTGCCTGAATCAACAGTTCCCCCCGTCGCGTAGGCTTTTTTTGAGGATTTGCCCCCCATTTTGTAGCCACCCGCGTTACCTAAAGCAACTCCGCCAGTTTTGTAACCGCCGCCATTACCAAGGACAACACCACCAGTTTTGTAACCACCTTGACCGTCCGTTACACCGCCAGTAGCCATCTTGCCACCCTTTTTCAGCTTCAAGTTAGTGCCTTTGCCGCCTTTATGCTCTTGCATATCGTGCTGTTTAAAGGCTTTCTTGATCATAGCTTTGTCTTGAGCAGTGTCGCCGCCTTCAGCTTTGCCACCTTTTTTCATTGGCGCAGGCATAGAGGGGTTACCCATAGGCATTGCAGGCTTTGCCATCATTGCCTTGCGACGAGCCATCATGGAGGGCTTGCCCGGCGTGCGCACTGGAGCATTCACAGCAGGACGACCCACCAAAGCGGGTGTTCCTGACATCATGTCCATAGCGCCACCACCCATAGCCATCTTCTTGGCTTTGGTAGTGCTACCGCCTTTTTTCATCTTGACTGAGCCACCCTTAGCGAGTTTTAACTCTACTGAGGGTTCTGTGGTCATCATTTTGACCATTGGTTTAAATTGTCCCATGTTGCTCTCCTTATGCTTGTGTGACGCCAAACGCGCCAACACGAGTTGCATTCGGGCCTGCCGCAATCGCTGGCAGGGCTATTCCCATCACAAGGCGCTTGATACCATCTGCCGCCGAGGAAGGGGTGTACGTTCCGCGCACATCTCCAGTTGTGGTAGTTGCTGTAGCGGTAGCGGCAACAGTCATGGTGCCAGCATCTTCAGCCAAGGTATTGTCCCAGCCAGCGCGGGTGACGTAACCTCGATCAGTGATGCGCAGTGGCGCACCTAAGATGTCGGTTGTACCTACCGCAACAGTTACCACGCTACCGCCTGAAGCGGTAACACTGGCAATCTGGTAGAAGGCTTTTTTACCATTGACGGTTGTTGATGCCACTGTTCCTGTTGCAATTACCTCGCTCATGGCTTGACCGTAGTAGTCGTAACCAGAAACCGTAATGTTGACAGAAGTTGGAGAACCAGCACCTGTGGTTGTAGACACAGCACGAGGGCAGTCAAGTTGCAGACCTGTACCACCACCAGTTATGGTTGTTGATGTAACACCAGCACCTGCGGCAAGCGTGAGCGTGGTAGCAGTTGTGATGGCGGCGGCAACAATGTTGGTTGTTAGTTTTGCTTGTGGTACAGCGTCCCAAATATAGAGTCGACCCAAGGGGCCAACACCTACGCTCATTGGGGATGGGTTTTGCAACAAAGCATTACCAGAACCAATGATGGTGGCGCTTGCTACAGTTTGTGAAGCACTGACCGTGTAAGTACCTGTACCGCCTGTACCTGTACCAAAAGCGGTAATGTAGGTGCCATTGGTGAGTGACGTTGAACTGTCAATAAACATACCAACAGTAATATTGTCACCAGAAAGCATTGCGGTAACAGTTAATGTAGTGGTAGAAATTGAACCAGTAAAGGTCGCAACAGCAGGATAAGCATCCGAACCTTGATAGGTAATGGCGGAGCCTAGAAAAAGATCATCTGAAAACTGGGGCATGGTCTGCTCCTTGAAAAGTTTGACCAAACATTAAAAAAAAGGGGTTAGGTGTTATCCCAACCCCCTCGTGGCGTGGGTTAGACGCCGGGCGTGCCGTACACGGCGCGTGGATCAGTGAAGCCCACTTGGTAACGCTCTGTAGCTTTGTAGCGCATAGAGTCGGTCTCGAAATCACCTTCCATAGTCTTTTCGAGTTTGCGACGCATCAGCAACTTCATGCCTTCAGGAGCATCAGTCTGTACCCAGAATGCTGTAGCACTGGTCAAACGTGACAACACTGCCGCGCCTTCGTCCAAAAGACCGATAGACTTAACAGGGTTGATGTCGTTGTTGCCAGTACCTGAGCGCAGGACAGACTTCAACAAAACTTCAGCTTGGAAGACGTTGCCGGGGGCCACAATCAGTTGACGTGGAACCAAACGAATCTTCTTGCCATTGTTGTCCACCGCTTGACGGATTTGGATCAACATTTGCTCAAGAGAAGTCTGCGACAAGTTAGCGGCAGTAGTCAGCAAGTTGCTGAATGTGCCATTCACAATGGGGTGCGCTGAATTGCTCAGAGACACGCCGTCACCGCCGGGGTAGCTTGAGTTAAACGCACGGTTCAACACGTTTGCTGACAAAGTTTCTTTGGTTTCAATCAAAGACTGTGCCAAGTGACGTGCATAAACCTGACCGATGCGGATATGGTCGCCATCTTCAACCAACACTTTTGTCAGCGCGAAGGCTAAGCCATACACGTTGTAGACATAGCGTTGCAAGAAGAGAACACCACCTTGCTGATAGGACACAGGTGTTCCATCAGGAAGTTGAGGTGCGGCACCAAATCCATAAAGGACTGGTTCTTCGTGGTAGTTACGAGGAATACCTTCTTGCTCACGGAAAACCCGTGACCATTCATCGGTACGTTGGTCATAGACTCCATCGAAGCATTCGTTGAGGATAGGTTCAACAATACTTCTAAAGTCCGTACTGCGCATTGGTGCGGCCATGATTGGACTCCTTAGATGGCGTTAATGGTTGCAACAAATTGACTACGAGAGACTTGTACTTGCACTACTGTGTAAGCATCGCCCCAAGCGTTGTCAACAGCAGGCGTGAGTCCGATGATACGCATATCACCAACAGCACTAGAACCTGCCAACGAGGTGGAAATCATGCATTGCGACAAACCAGTGGTTGTAGAACCAGCGGTAATGCTTGCAAAGTCTGCTTGATCTCCAATGGAGGTCTGAGCCAAACTACCATTAGCCTGAATGTCGTAAACGATGTTCGGGTCAGAGTAGTAGTAGGTTACTTCAGAACCAGTTTGGTATGCAGTGCTTGCAATCCATTGGTTGCTGACAAGACGACGACCAGTTAGGTCGGTGTACTCGTGACCAGCAAAAGCACCTTGGTAGGCGCTACCAGCAGTAGCGGCAATGATGTTACCGCTGGTGTTAAGTGCTACGGGTTGACCTTTTAAAATGCCAGTTCCGTAGGCAGAGGCGATACCGTTGGGTAATGCGACAGCGCGATCCAAACCAGAAGGATGGAACGATGGGCGCATACCGAACGGAGCAGATGTTGAAGACATAGTCTTACTCCTTGTTTGTTAAAACATTCCTACCCAGCGAAATGCGGAGCAGGTATCGGTTTATCAATGTTGTCCATACCATCGCCTTCAATCTGTCCCAAGGGTCTACCTCGACTATCACGTCCCACTTGTTGCTCTGCTTGCAGTCGAATCTTGTTCGCTTCCTCAAGCGGTGCTTCGTGGTGAAAATGAGCCATAACATCTTGATACAAGTCCATTGGAATTTTGTACAAGATCATCTCATTACACGCGATATAACCAGTTTGTTCTCCAGACTTGACTCGATAGTTATCAAACCCAGTCATCTCGTCCGCTTTCACGGGTACATAACCTAATCTGATCCTCTTGTCAATGCTGTCATACGCATTGGTTGACGATAACCAGCAATGATGCCATCCCTTAACTTCAGGGACATTGGGCAACGCGCTTTGTGTCCACTCATCTTTCCACATCTTGCGACGCTCATCAGATGATACGAACTGGTCTTCGGGTGCCTCTCGACTTTGGTCAAGACTCGCGCGACTTTCGCGTCCACCAGCAGACAAATTTTTCTTTAAACGAGAATCCATTTTCAACTCCTATATCCGTTGTTTTGACGTGCTTCTTTAGCATACCTCGCGACCATTCGCGCTCTCTTGTCGGGATCGTCCCACATACCTGCATCTTTCATGGCTCTGACCTGATCTGGGTTTAGAGTAAAAGTATTTCTACCACCACTACTCGACGCCGCTTCGCGTCCCGAACTCGTCACTACATTACGGGGTCTCCGTTGTGTTGTTTTCTCGTTCGTGTTATTAGTATAACGGTGAGGTAGGTACTTTTGCAAGCGGTTGTCAAGTTCTTCCCAAAATTCTGAAGTTTGGGGGGTGTAACCTTCCTCAGCAAGCGCCGCATCAATCGTTAAAGCGATCTTTGAGTCGGAGTCTCGCCCTTTAGGGTCATACCATTCATTGTTTGACATCCATTGATTTGCAAAGTTCTGCACGGCTGGATCAGGTGCTTGAATAGTGCGTTGGCGACGTGGTGCAGTGGCTTTTTTCTTGATGTTTTCAAGAGCCTCAGCATTGCGTCGTGCTTCAAACCACATTTCCTGCGCATTAGTGAGCAAATCACCGTTTCCAGTGGCTGTTGCCTCTGAAATCTTCTGTTTTGCAAACAAAATGCGATTGTGTTGGTCTTCAATCGCCTTATTAAGGCGTGCTAACTCACTTCCATGCGACTTCTTCTCCAAAACCGCCATGCGTTCGAGCATTTCTTGATTAACGCGCTCCAAATGTTGGATTTTGACGTTCTTCTCTTGCTCGACGTTGCGGTGGTACTCCTTGCGTGAGCGTCTTTTTTGACGTTTCTGCTCTCTAAGAGCCTCCGCATCGGCGTCTACCTCACCACCAGCGGCTAATTCAGCGCGTCTGGCTCGTTCATCAGCTTCATCAGAGTCTTCTTGACTTGAATCTGCCTGTTCATCAGGGGATGGGATGCTATCAGGCAACTCAATCGTTGCTGAACCATCAACTTCCTCTTGAATTGTGATGACTTCTTGCTTTTCAGCGTTTTGTTGTTCGGTACTCATACGAATGCCTTCACTTCAAGGGGGTTACCAGTGATTTTGGCGATCACTTCGTGGTCATTCAGCACCATAAACTCGACGTTTTCCTCGTTATTGTGCGGAACAAACCAACGGTCGCCAGTCCATTTGGGTACGCGAAGGTAATCACCCACACCGCACCACGAGCCTTCAGGCCATGCCTCCATTGTGTCGCGCTTCTTGAACGCTAACGGGCCGATAGCCACCACTTTACCGACTGGGTTTTGCGCCCTCTCGGTGTCGCGGGTCTCTTCAGGCAAAATAATCCCCGATTCTGTCATTCGTTTCTTGGCGATTCGCAGTTGAACTAATACTCGTGCGCCAAGGGGCAGTGCTCCGGGGTCTACAAGAGGAAACGCGTCCTCTAAATCAGCGGCATTACCCGCTACCGTGCTATCTGTCATCGTCTTCTTCTTCCTTTAAAAGGTTGTTTAGGATGTCAAGGGCTTCTTCAAGACCCGCATTGGTACCGACTAGCCTTTGATATGCCTCGTAGTTGATGCAGTTTCCCGCAATAACCGACTTAGCAATCTCAGCTTTACGCGCTTCTACAGCACCGATAAAGTCGGATATGTACCTCATGCGTTGCTCTTGTCCACGCCCTTGTTTTGGGAGAAATTCCCGTGGTCGCTGTTAGCTTTTGGTAGTGTCGCTGTACCCTTCTCTTTTAATGTGTCGCCTGTAACCCAAGCACCAGCCGCCATGCGGGTGTGTTGTTTGACAGTCTCGTCTTGTTGCTCTTTGTCAGTAGTAGCCATTTCAATCTCCTAAGTTGCGTTGTGTAACATTTTGCAGTTTGAGTGCTGTCTCTTCCTGCTCCCTTTGCAGTTTGATCTCCTCGACCGTGAGGTCTGCCGTCATCATCCGTTCTTTCGTTAGGTTGTCTTCGGCGTTCATAGCGATCTTCGCTTGCAATTCTTTTGCCTTCTGCGCCATATCTGCTTGGTCGCGTGCGGCGCGTCGTTGTGTCTCTGCCATAGAAGCCTGCAAAACAGCTTGTGCTTCGCCTTCCATAGGAGGTGCTGGTGGTTTGAACTGTTGCATGACCTGACCTAACTGCTGAAGCGCTGGTAGCACGCCTTTGAAAACCTCAGCGGTATCCAACTTGACGTGATCAGACGCAATAGCCATAGCTTTGTCAATCTCTGGTGCAAGTTTGCTGTCCTCGTAAGGGCCTAGCTTGAGGTCAGTACCAGCAGTCACATAAGCACTCATTTGGCTTGTGTACCACAGCATCATGTGTTGCTTGATGTGCTCCAACGCCTGCGGGATAAACTTTGGTGCAATCAAGTTGTTGGAACCCAGCATTGGATCAAGGCCAAAAGTTAGGTGGACTTGAATGTGCGCTAAGTGATCTTGGCTAGGATATGCAAACGAAGACTTGCCTAAAGACATTGCGGCGTTCTCATCAGCGGCGTTGTGCTCCATCGGTTTGGTAGCGTTAGGTAACAACTCTTGAATGTCAGGCACCTTCAACTGCTTGAGCATTCGGCTCAACACGGCTTTTTGGTCAAACATCCCCGGGTTTGCCGCCGACATTTGAAGCACCGCTTGCATCTGTGCCATGCGCTGTGTCTCAGAAAAGATGTGCGGATCAGATACTGGAACAATGTCGCTGTTCTTTGCAAAGTCTTCACGGCTGATAGGTAACTCAGCAACGTCGTCACCCCTGCGCATATCGTCCAAGTACCAGCGGTTGATGCGACCAAGCACACCCAACACTCTGCGCTGGCTCTCATGCAAACGTGCGTGAATAGCGGAAAACACCGCCGCACCTTGCTCGATCAAAGCCTGCGTAGTTCCCACTGGGGTGTTAGCTGTTACATCACCAATCTTTTCCTCAGCGGTGGTGACCACGCCTTTGGCGGCTGTTGTTAACCAACCAAGCAATTGGAATAGAACGGGAGAGGGTGCATTGAACGGCATGGGCATAGCGATTTGGCGGATGTCGTTGACGCCCGGCCCTGCCTCAATTTCCGTCACCTGAGTCACTTCAATGTTCTGTGATTGCCCAGAAACCTTTGCACCTTTTAACTTCAGCATCGTCGCCGAGTTGTTGATGTGCGCAGTGTCCAACAAGGCGCGTAGAGAACCCGTCAAGGCGGCTGTGAGACCTCCGATGAGTTGGGGTAGCCCAATAGCGTATGCACCGCGCCAAGGGATGAATTTAAACTCAATGAGCCAATCCAACTTGGTCATTGTTTCATCGCCCTCTTCCCAATTACGGTACAACCCTAAAACTTTGCTCTCAAGTTCATCAATCATTAGGATGTAGGGAGCCAACTCGCCCTTGGTAATTGGGTCGTCCTCGACCTCAAGGAATGTGTAGATGTGGTAAACCTTGCGCAGACCGTCTTCGTTGTCACCGTAAGACCTACCCTCAATCTTGTCGTTAGCCTTCTCTGAAGCTGTTTGCTCAGGTTCTGACGTAGCGCGAACAAAGTCAATATCGCGGTACAGTCCTGAATCAATACGCCTTTTAAACTCCATCCCTGTGATGTCTTGCATCTCAGTCACGCGCTGGGCGGTGTAGAAGTTCACAGCGGCATACGGTAGCATTACGTTGTCAATAGGAACAAACTCAGCGCAGGGGCGCTTCTTCTGCTCGTCGTACCACAGCTTCATGTACTGGGAACCACCTAACGGTAGCTGGGTCAGCAACTGCTCCTGCTCGTCGCGGTACTCTTGAATCTGCTCAGTCAACTGCCAATTAGTCCAATCACGTTTGCGTTCTGCGCGTTCTGTCTTTTCCTCAGTAGCCTCGCCCATAATCTTTGTGCGGACAGGCCCGTCTGGCGGGAACAACTCCTTGATAGCACGAGCGGCAAAGTCTACGCACGCCTCAGCCATCACGGGGTGCACGACCTTGCTGGCACCCATGAACTGAGCACCGCCCGGCGAATCGTTGCCTAAACCCGTCCGCTTGAGTCCCTCTTCATACTGCTTGTCGCGCTGTTCGCGTGCTTCCTTGTCCTTCTCAATCAGGTCAAGGTAACGCATCCCAACCTTATCAAGGTCGTACAGATTCATAACCTCTTCGGCAAGGTTTTCGTAGAACTCAGGGTCTTCTGGTGACTCTTTGTCTTCACCCATACGCACAATGGCGGAACCGTCCTCTAGTTCTTCAACGTCGCTGATGTCGTCCTCTACCTCTACGTCAGCACTACCGTCTTTGTTGTTTTTGAGTCCGTCAATAAAACGATCAAATTCTTGGTCGATGGGCATTTGTTTTGCCATTTTGTTTATTCCTGTGTTAAACTTGTTTCATGCACATACCACACGATCTTCGTCAAAAGTACCCGTACTCTGCTTTTCCTACTGGCACTGGCTGGCGCGTCATCGACCGTAAAGCTAAAGGGTGTGCTTTTTTCAGCGAGGAATACGACGACAGGGAAGATGCTTTGAGTCATATCAAGGTACTTAACGAAGCGTACTGGTTAGAGAAGGAGGCTGAGTATTTGACACGGGCTGTGATTTGGAAGGCGGTCGAACAATCCGCGCCTCCGCCTTCTTCAAGCGGTCTCGCATTGCTATGGACTCGGCTGAAGGCGCTCTTGCACCCATATCTTTATAATCGCCACGATACATAATGTCTTTATCGGGGTCTGCTTTACCAAATTTAATTTGAGCGTTTTTACCAAGTATTTTTGATGCCGCTTCTTGCACCTTTGCATAATCTAAAGCATCACCTTTAAATGGGGCTACAAACATACCGCCAGCTTTAGGGCTGTGCGAGGCAATCATATTGGGCAACTCACCCGCTAATTCTATGATTTGCTTTTGAGTTAAAGGCGCACCGTCAGCACCGCGAACCATCATAGCGGTTGCATCTTTTGCGTTGCCAAATAACAACGGTGTAAATTTATGCGCGGCAACCATCTCCTGACCTAACTCTTGCCCCGCTGTACCAATGTCTGCAAGCAATTTTTTGTTAGTTGATAAGTTACCAGCGCGTGGAATATTGACACCTACCATAGGGTTTGTTTCAAAGTCGCCAGCCTTGTTTTCATACAAACCTTGTCCAAGTGTCTTGTCTGTTTTGCGACCACCCATAATGCTCATGCTTACAGGCGCACCTTCGTTCATAGTTAATCTGCGTGTAAGCAATTCTTTAAATTTATCACCGCCTAATTGACCTAAGTCTGGGGCTACTTGCTCCATCGTAAGCGTGGCTGATTGAAATGGATTGCGCACTGCGGCGGCTGTATTTTCTAAACCACTTCTTGTTGCATTTAAACCGCCTTTAATTGCCTTGGGTGCCTTAGCCGCACCATAGGGGGCTAGAAACGCCATAGCAGTGTCATACACTGGCGATTCAGAGTCACCCATTAACCCAGCGTTTTTTGCATCACGTTGCATTGCCGCACTGCCATAGAACGGTTCAACTTCTGGGAGTGATTCAAGTGGGTACTTAGCCACTCGATCACCCTTACCTTCGGTGTCAAGCACTGATGCTGGCTTGCTCATTGATGGGACTTTGCTCATGGCGTAGTTACCAACGGCGGAAACACCCTCAGTCAAGTAGTGGGGAATGTTAGCCGCAAAATTTCCGATGTCAGCGCCAGCACCAATAAACGGTGTTACTGTTTTGATAGCCCTATCCATGCGTGCTTGAGGGGTTCCAAAGCCTTCTTCTTTTTCTTTTTTGTACTGCTCTTCTAAAAATGCTTTGATTTGTTTTTCTGATTGCAAACCTAACTTAGGTTGCAGTGCAAGCAGTTCTAAATACTTTTGAGGACTCATCTCAGGTACATCTTTTTTGGGTGGGTATGATCCGCCCTCTTCCATATGCACCTCACCGCCACCAGCCATGTGTTTCTCTATTGCGCTCTTCAGGCGTTGCTCAAATGTTGTGTTCACGGTGCCTCCGTCTTTGCGTTTCATAATCTGGTCGAAGTCGTGAAAAGGAGGAGCCTCAACCGATCCACCGTCTTTGCGTTGTAATCCAGTTTGACGCACATCTGGAATACCTTCACTCTTGTACCAAGGTAAAAGTTGACCTTCTCCTGTTTTAATCTGGTTGAGAATCTCATTGCGAATCATTGTAGGGTTAGGTTGTTTGCCTTGTTGCTTGAGGGTGTAAGCTACCTGACGCTCAAGGATGTCAAGCGCGTCGCCTCGCGGTGACTTGAGACCAGTCAACTCGCCACCACCAAACCAACGACCAGCCTGCGCCATGCCGCCGGGTATCCCCAACTCCTCAGCAATCCCCATCATTCCCTGCTCACCAGCGTTGTACTCAGTGTTACCAAACCCACCTTGCTCTTTGAAGTAAGGATGGTAGCGACTACCCTGTGTTTGCCCCGCCGCCTCATGCACGTCAAGCACTACGGACTTGCCAAAGTCGCCTGTTTTTTGAGCGCCGTAGGTAGGAATCTTGTAGTTAGTCGGAATGTTTGCTTTGCTCATCTCACGCAAGTCTTGTCCGCCCTCTAAAACACTAGCCACGCCTTCACGATGCACAGGCATAAGGGGTAGCGCTACGCCAAACTTCTGCTTGTACTTAGCCATTTCAATGGCAACATTTTCCTCAGTCAATGGAATACCACGAGCGTTCATGTCTCGCAAAAACTGACCAACAGCGGTTTCGTTGATGATAGAGTTTCTTGCGGATGCTGGCGCTAATGAATGAACCCACTTGTCAAACTTCTCTGCTGGCATACCAGCTTCAAGCACCGCCTGTTTAATGGGGTACAGCGAACCGTAAAAGGTCTCACCACCCAACGGTAAACCACGAGTAATTTGTTTCTTAATTAACTCACGATTGACTGGATCGGTGTACAAACCCTCAACATGAGAAGTGCTGGCGCGGGTTGGGATGTCACGGGGAAATGCCGTCTGCTCTATGCTTGGAAACCCCTCGATTGCGTCTTTGATCGATGAACGATCAAATGCCTGCAACTCTGGCTTAGGTGGTGTCCACGGTTCGGTTGGTTGATCAAGGAACTCGTTAGCTTTTTGGATACGTTTTTGAACAGCCTCGTCGGTGTTCTGCATCTTGTTGACTTTTGTCTTTTCGTAAGAGGCTCGGGCTAACGGGCCGTACTGCTTAACTAGATCGGGCTTTGTTTCCCTCTCCCACGTCAACTTACGCTCCGCTTGTTCCTTTGCTTTTTTAAATGCCGCCTCTGGTGTCAACTTAGGATTGTTTGCCAAAATGTCATCTAACATCTTGCTGGTAGTCGACTCAAGCAACCTTGGGGTGAACCCTCTAGCAACCTTAGCGGCTGGGGCTACCTTTTCAGCGGCGGCAAGTTTGGCAACGGTACCCAGACCACCGACTTGCATACGGATAGCGCCACCCTTCTTAGCCTCTTGTGCATCGGGTGAATAGTATTTGGAAAAGACTGAGCCAATGGTGTCTTCATCCAACCCCATCCCTAAGAATTGTTTGTACAGGTTGTTTACAACTTCTTCACCACCTAACGCACCATATGCGCGGCTGTAGTCTGGGCCGCTCCTTGTTTCAACGGCTCTTGGCTGTTGCTCTGGATTTGACGCAATCTCTTGAGGCTCATACGGCACTGATTCGGCTTCCTGCACCTCTTGTATAGGCATATAGGTTTGCGGCGCTTGGTAGCCTGTCTGGGGCGTTTGCACAGGCATCTCTGTATTGATCTGAGGAATATTTTCTAATGCGTATTCAGACTGAAAATCTGGTGTGTACTGCTCTTGAGAATTGTTGGTGATGCGCTCAATCTCTTCAGGGATGTCTACAGGTTGCTCAGCCTCAGTGTTTTTTGTGTAACGCTCTTCTGGGGTGCTTGTCTGCGTAATCTTCTCAATCTCTTGAGGAATGTCTACAGGCTCTTCTTTTTGGACTTCTTGCTCTTCACGCTTTTTTAGCTGACTGAGAGCACCAAGCACAGAGTCGTTATAGACCTCCCAGCCCTGCTCGTTGGGGTGTATTGAATCTGACAATAACGATTTGTCTTGCAGTATTTCACCCATTGAATCAACCAACACCACATTGGAATGCTTGGCAACAACATTGTTATAAATTTGGTCTGATGCAGGATTAAAGTTGTTTGAGATAACCTGTTCGTAAGACGACGCATCTGGTGATCCAGTCAAGACAACATTGACGCCTCTCTTTTCAAGTTCAGTAAGAATTATGTCTAGGTTTTCTTCAGTATCTTTTCTCGACACACCTTTTAAAAAGTCAGCGCCACCTGCCTGCAAAAATACGTTAGCGCCCTCTTCAAATGAACCACCAGCCTCAATGAAATCTATCAACTGCTTGTAGGTATCTGCGCTTGTCGTAGCGCCAACAGCGGCGTTATACGTTGGCATCCCAGTAGCTTCAGTTAGCCTGTCCGCCAGTGTTGGATTGATACTGTTCCAACTAGCACCAGCCATGATGTTGCCACTCAATACTTTGGATGGTTGACCACCGCCAGCCATTCGAGCAAGACCGCCACGAGCCTTACGGATAGCACCGCCTTTGCGCTTTGTAATGTCTGCCGTGTCGGTGTTGTACGTTCCACGGTTGCCAGTGGCTGACTTAATCTTTTCAGGTTCAAACATGATGACCTCGTGCGGATCACCGCGTTTATACGGATCAGCCAACACAATGCTGTCGTAATCTTTCATAACTTCTTCACGCCATTTCTTTGGCATTAACTGTGGAAACTCTCTGCTACCTTCGCCATATACCTGTTGCGCCCACTTGAGCATATCCACGTCATCCAAAATCATGGGATTCTTTGCTTGCACATGAACAGGCATGATGTTCACACCTTGCCGAGGATTGTCGTAGTAACCGATGTTATGTGCGGCTGGTGTTTTGGCTGGATCAGGTGATAACCAAATTGCTTCACCACTCATTTTGGGATTAAGTCCGCCGGGCTTAAAGAACTTGATGTCCTCTGGCGTTGCGTGAAACAGTCTTTCCTTGATCTTGCTTGACTCCAGCATCTTGCGAAGGTTCTCGTCGCTCTCAGCCCTTGATAGCGTCTTTACACCACGAGAAAATGGGATTTCCTCCTTCGCGCCTTTTGCGATGGCAGTCAGACCTTTAGCAAGTTTAGAAATGTCAGGCATGGTTAGACAGCATATGGGTTGACCCGCGCAGGTTGGGCATCAAAGTAGTCGTCGTCATCATACAGTGGCTCAGGATCGATGTCGAGCCAACCACCATCCTTCAGCCACCTCATAGCCTGAGTTGCTGAGTCGACGTAGTCGTCGTGCGTGCTGTCAGGGAATGCGCATATCTGAGACAGGAACCCCTCCACCCAGTCTTTGACGTAACCCTTATGCACCTCAGACTCAGGGAGCCATACCCTCTTGGTGGCAAAGATAGCGGCGGTGATTTGGAGGCGTTGCATCTTGTCGGCACGACCGGGGTTATACCCCCTGACAATCAAATGCGCTTTCTGTAGTTCCTGAATGAGAGACAGACCCGCCGCCTTCTCTTCGACTAGGATTAGGTCGGGGCGCTTGGCATCCTTACCCTCACCGTAAGAGACTCGCCACTCATCCATAGCGCGATCCTTCAGCTTAGGAAAGGTGAGGTGCTCTGCCCAGCAGTCGATCAACATCACGGACATTGGCCCGTCCATCGGCTTGAACACACCCCATGTCGTGAACGCTGTTGGGTCGTTGTAGGACTTGTCCGTGTACGCACAATCATAGGACTGTAGGATGTACTCAAACTTAGGGAATGGTTTCCCAGCGGGATACATCTGGAACATATCCCTTGTGACCACCTTACCGTCTTCGAGGTCGACCACTAATCCGAGCACTTCCTGATCATAAAGTTTTGAACCACGGTAGGTCTCTAACTGCTTGCTGAAACTCTCTGCGAGGTTAGCCTTGTTCTCATAGGTGCTGGCGCGGTCGATGATCACGTCGTCACCCTCCCTGCCTATCAGATCGAGTATCAGGTCTTTAGGCTTAGGCGTGGTGGTCACAATCACCCGTGGTTGGTCACCAAGGCGTAGACCGAACATCATCATGTCCCACGCCTCTTGAATGTATTGGAAGGCGGCTAACTCGTCGCACCATGCGAAGTGGAACTGAGGGCCGCGCAAGCGCTCGTATGAGTCTGCACTGATACCGCGAATGCTTGAACCGTTGACCAACTTGATTTGGTGGTCTTGTTTGTTGTAGTCAACGATCAACTCTTTGGGGATCACCGAGAGCAAGCCTGATTGCCCTTCAAAGCAGGTGAATTTTACGTCAGAACTCGTAGGAGCCAACACCAGCCCACGGCTGTTAGGTACCAGCCAGCACCACCACCACAGCGCTTCAGCGGCGGAGCGCGTCTTGCCTGCTCCACGCCCTGCCAGCATCATCCACACGGTGTAGTCGATCTTAAGCGGCGGAGGTATCTGGTACTTGTGTGCGCTCTTTACCCATTCGGAGTGTGCAATCTTTGCAATACGGTCGTGCAAAGGGTAGGCGTTGAACTCCGCCTTAACCTCTGGGTCTTCTAGTATTTCAACCAGCACGCTTGCTCATTTCCATGTTGCGAATGATCTCAAGGAACTTGTCAGCAGATGCGTCCTCAGTGGCAATAGGTGCTCCACCCTCTACACCCTCTACAGCCATACGGTCGCCATACTTCTTTGGTCTCAGCTTGGCGGCTGTCCACTTACGCGCCTCTATGCGATTCTTCTGCCACTGGATGTAGGTCAAGTCCAAACTGGTGCGACCCTTCTCATCGGTGTACTCAGGGGGCATCTCGTCGGCAATCTCTAGGATTTCATCGGCATTGGTATCGGCTTGTTCCTCCCGTGCGCGTGCGTATTGCTCCGCGAAGGCAGGGTGGCGAAGCAACCACTCGTAAACCGTCGACTGCGCAGGTAACGCTCCAGTCGTATCCGCCTTCAGTATCTGGCGTAGACTCATCCCCTCACTGAGCATCATGCATATGAGGTCTGCTACCTTTTGGTCGAATACTCTTCTTGGTGTTGGTTTTGAGGCTTTAGCGGGCTTTGCAGGCGTCATAGCACCCTTCACCTCAGTCTTGGCTTTTGAAGGCTTGGCGGGGCTTTTAGACCCCTTCTTGACGGTTTCTGGCATGACCCGTATTCCCCTGTTGATTTGGTTCCCCAGAGTTTAGCAAACCTTTTGGGTTTTCGCTACTGAACACTTCCATGCGTCCACAAGCATGGCATTTCCACTTGGTTCCAGCCTTTACCTCGTACTCGCTGACTAACCCGCCGCATTTACAAGTTCTCATAACGCCACCCTTGTTGGTAACCTAGTAGGTACCCTCAAGGTACCCTGTTAGGTACCCTTCGAGGGTTCGGTCTACTTCGCTTTCGGTTCGCTACACAATCCAATGGTGATAGCACGAGGGCTTTGTTGTAGGCACTCTTCCTCGGTCAAAATGAAGTCTGGCGCCCACACCATCAAGAACAAAATCACTATGAACATTATAGCGATTGTGATCTTTTGAATCAAGGTCTCGTCGGGTAGCTGTTGGCTAGGTAGGTCTTTCATCATGTCGTCAATCTCCTGTTTGTTCATCGTCATCCTCCTGCTCGGTTTCAAACGCTGTGTGCTGGGCTTCCCAGTCACGCTGGATTTTGCGCAAGCGCTCCTCCTCTGCGCGTTGGTCTGCGGTGGTGGCTTCCCACTGCTTTAGCAGTTCTGCCTGCACCTGATCCATTAGGCTTCCCATGTTGTTCATGTGTTTCTCTCCTTCAGTAGTTCAACCGCTTGACCAACAGCACTCATTTGACCAAGGTTTTCGTTGTAGAAAAGGTCTGTCAACTCGTCATTGGTTAGACCAGTCCATGTGCGCTGTAGCAGGGGTTCGTTTCTCTCCCTGATCTTGCGCTCGACAAACCACACAAACTCAACCACAGATGAAACGGCTGGCATCTCCCACGATAGGATGTCACCCCTTGTAAGTTCCACCCAATCGCTCTCTGTCAAATTTTCTTCTGTAGTCATGCTGTCCCCTTTTCAAGAACTAAACCAATGGCGTGATCAGTCATGCCGTCGTTGCCTGTACCAAGTTTCTCGTATGCGGCGTAGGCTTGTGCATAGGTGGCATAGGTGCCAATGATTCGATCAGTGTCCTTGTGGACAATGAAGTGTGGCTTGTCTTCAGTCATACTTCGGCTCCCAATTGAATTGATATTGGCAATGTTGCCCACTCTGAGAGGGTCACAAGGCGAACAGTATCGCCGTCAAGCCTCCAGCCCTTGGCTCTCGCGAACCGTATCGCTTGCAAGAAGGTGCAAGGTTTAGTCACCCCGCGCCATGTGTTGTCGTAGTCGTTGTGGATCACGATCAGGTAGTCTTTTTTCCATGCTGTATTTTTCATGTCCATCCCCTTATGCGTTACAGATGTCGCGCAATTGAGCGACGGATAACTTAGCCCACTCACGAGCGACTTTGAGAGTGTTCTCTTTGGAACCAAAGCCACGAGTGAAACCGAGGTAGCGACCGTCCTCGTGCTCGGTGCTGGCAAAGATGATCCACTGACCACGACCAAAGCAAGACACGTTGATGTTGCTTGAAACTTGAATTTCGTTGTTCATATCAATCTCCCACATATTCGTTGGACTCAGCCACCAAGCGCTGGTGGTCAATCTTGGTCTCTTCCAGCAGGCGCTGGTACTCTGCCTGTGGGATGTCATAGGTGATGTCGGCACCAGTGGCATCAAAGACAAACAGGTCAAAGACCTCGGCATAACCGTCCACCTCTGGGAGGTAGTCGTAAGCCACTGTTACGGTCTCTACGGTATCGCCGTCGTCAAAAGATACGACGTTGTCGAAGTTGTGTTGGAAGTCTGTAGTTTTCATTTCGCTTTTCCTTTTCGCTGTTGATGGTTTAATTGTAGCATAAACAATTGGAGAGGTGTCAACCGTGTGTTGAAACTTTATAAATTTGCACAATTGTGTCGGGGTGCAACCAACGATATTTAGACTCTGGTGCATCTTTGTGGCACACATAAACCGTATTGTCTGACCTCTCGCGCCATGACGATCCAACCTCGTCGTACAAGGTGTTGCCGTTTTTAATTGCAAACTTCCAATCGCTAGGGATAGCGCCATTGCTTTCAAGGTCTGCAAGGTCTGTTACTGCAATTGAGCAGACCAAGTATTTCCAAGAGTATTGTGTTGCGTTTGTCATTTCACTGTTCCTTCGCTGTTGTAGCATCGAGATATTCGGTGCTTAGGTGTAATTGTATGTTAAACGAAAGGGCTGTCAACCCCTTCGATTAAATTATTTTATTAGGACTTACCCTAATGCCGCTTCCAGCACTTTTGGGCGCTGGATAACGGTTTGTTTTACGCCGTTGTAGACGGTGTGCTCTTTCACGCTGGCTTTGATTGTGTTGGTCTCACCCTTAACACCGATGCTGGTCTTACCCTTGTAGGTGATGGCGTTACCCTGCTCGTCACGAGCGATGGTGATGTAGTTGTTGCCATAGAACTCAGAGTGCAAAACAATGATGTGCTCCACAGTGATTATCAGAGTGACCTTGTCACCCACAGCACCGATGTGCTGGCTGTTAGCACGAGCAAACTCTTGGCGGTCGATCACCGCGAAGCAGGACTCTACGGCTTCCACTTGACGAGCGGACAGGTTGCCCCACTGGGCAATGTTTTGTTTGGCACTGTGCAGGAACTCATTGGCACCCGTGTAGGCATCTAAACGGGCTACCAAGGCGCTGTTAGCGTCGCGCCATGCTTGGGTAGCCTCAAGGCGCTCGGCGGCTCTCTGAGCGCGTTCTGCCTCAATGCGTGCCTGACGTGACTCACGGCGCTTTGTGGCACCAGCCTGACGACGTGCGCGTGTGTGCTCAGCGCGGACTTCCAAAAAGCGATCAATGCCCCAACCAGT